GTGTTTCAAATATTCATATTTTTAATTCAACTATTCTTAGTGATTGTAAAAAACAAGTAGATTGGTATGAAATGAAAGCGACCGGAGACTCTATTTTTAAAGAAAACTCATTTGTCTATGACGAATGTGAACCAATCAAAAAAGATGCCATAGATTTGGATACTTTTTTACTGTCCAAACCCGATATTCTACCACTTCAACGTTGCTTTATCAGAATAGATACTCAAGGTTCAGAAATTCCTATTTTAAAAGGAGCACAAAAAACACTAGAAACTACTGATTTTGTCCTAATAGAAGCCCCTTTGTTTGGTGAGTATAATCAAGACGTTCCTAATTTTTCAGAACATATTTCTTATATGGAATCTATTGGATTTCAATTATATGATATTCTTAAAAATCATATTATAAATGGATTTGATATGCAAGTAGACTTATTATTTATAAATATAAATAGTGATGAATTTACAAGGTTTTCTATTCAACCTACTATTCACTCTGTATTATTGAGTGAATCTCATAGAGAACATGTAATAAATTATGTCAAAGAAAAGAAAAGACAAAACCCAAATTACAAAGTTATTGATATAGGTGCTAGTGCAAATTATACAAGTTGGTCCTATTCAATTATTGATTATATTGTAGATATTAATGAACCACAAGAAAATGATAGAAATATCCAATATTTTAAACTTAATGTATGTCATGAAACGGAATGGACTGAGTTATTTGATTATGTATCAAAACATGGTAAATTTGATTTTTGTATTTGTTCTCATATTATTGAAGATATATCCTTACCACAAGTATTATTAAATTATGTTGATAAAATAGCATTAGAAGGGTTCATCGCGGTTCCAAGTAAATATATGGAATTATCAAAGATAGAAGGTGAATATACAGGATGTATTCATCATCGTTGGATATATACATTAAAAAATAATCAATTATTAGGTTATCCTAAGTTGAATTTTATTGATTTTGAACAATCCCTTGTTAATAATGGAAGTATAGAACCTACGACACTTGATTTCAGTTTCTTTTGGAAAAATAAAATACCTTATTCTATCATTAATGATAATTATATGGGACCAAATATTCCAGCTGTTAAATCGTATTATAAAGATTTATTTAATGATGACCTAGATGTTATAAAATCAGTTTCTATTCCTCATGGTAATTCAATATCTTCTTGTTATCCAATTGATACTGTTAGACAATATAAAAACGTTGAAGGAGTAATACTACCAGTGTTGATGAACAATAAAACATTAGCAGACGACCTATTTATCATCAATAATCTTGGATTTGTTCCTTATCATATTATCTCTATGAATGTACATTCTATTGGTTCACATAATTGTAAAATTGTGTTTATAAATAAAGCACACTCATTTAATAGTAGTGTAAATGAATACTTAAAAATATCTTTAAACATTTAATAGTAATGTAAATGAATACTTAAAAATATCTTTAAACATTACAAAATAATTACACAATTACACTCAATAAAAAAATATAAACAATTTACTCTAGTATAAAGTAAATGGTTCTAATGCGTCCCACTTCATATATGTTAAGAAAGTTTCAAGTAGACCCATCGTTGCGTCCTGTGATCGATACACTAAAAAATAAAACGTATATTGTATCTGGTGCTACTCGTGGATTAGGATTCACCATTGCAAGGACATTAGCAATGAATGGAGCAAATGTAACCATTACAGGAATACCTGAAAAGAAAAATAAAGAACTTCATAACAACATCTATACTGCTGCTGAAACAATTACACAGGATACGCAATCTCATAGTTGTATTGGAATGGAGTGTAATCTAGAAAATGAACAACATATTGAACATGTAGTCAATGAAACGGTTCGCATACATGGTGGGTTAGATGGGATTATATTAAACACCACTTCTATGATACTGAAAAATACCCAAACGATTAATATTGATGACATCCATAAACTCAGTAGGGTGAATATTAATGGCACCTATATACTGGGAAAAAAATGTCTTACCTATATGAACAAACAACGTTCAGGTCATGTTATTACAATCTCACCACCATTGGGATTATTTACAAAGGATAAGTATTGGTCCTCTCATTTTTTTTATACAATGAGTATGAGTAATATTTCTCTAATGGCAAAGCATTGGAGTAGCGAATTTAAAACAATAGGGGTAAATACACTATGGCCATCCGTAGTATTGAATACTCCAAATCATAAATGTGTATATAACTCCGATGAACTAATTTTTAATTCTAGACATCCTTCCATTATGGGAGACGCAGTTAAATCTATTGTTTCCTCAAATCCTATGGAATGTACTGGTAAAAACTTCCTTGATGAAGAAGTGTTAACCTCTCTAGATGTCAATATTGAACAATATAATTCTTGTCCAGCCAGACATACCTTATCATTGAAACCATCGTTATTTATGGACTAAGAACTATTCTGTTCTGATTCTTCCTTCAAACGTTGTAATTTTGCCTTTTTGTTCAAGTATGCAGTGCGGGCATATTGCTTCTTTTTCTCTTTGGGTAAGTTAGCATGATAATTGGTTCGCTGTTTGTATTCCCTTGATTTTTGTTTTTGTAACTCTTTATTTTTTTCGTAATAAAGTTTGCTACGAGCAGGACAAGTATACCGCTTTAAATGTTCTTTTGTAATTTTCAGTTCTTCTTCTAATTCTTTCTTCTCTTTTTCTAATGTTGCTACTTTCTCTTGTAACTGGTGTAATTCGTCCATAAATAAATGAAGTCTATTTATTTATGTGGTTTGTTTTAAAATCTAATTATAAAATAATTGTTGCATTTTTGGACAACCCTTGTCAAATTCAGCAGTGTATTCCACTTGAAATGGTTGTGTACTGGAAGAATTTTCATATGAAAATTTCCAAGATAAATGTCCTTGGTTTGCTTGTTGCATACAATCGTATATTTTTCCTTCCATTTGAGCATATACACCTCTATTCACAGACGCATCTTGTGGAAAAATATTCAATGGTTCATTTCCATAACCACCTAACCGATTTGCTAATATATGTCCTGCATCACAATCCTGGTTACCATCATCTTCTAATAAACGAGCATATTTTTGAGTACAACTGGTGGTTTCACTTCCCTTATCAAGGGATTCCGGAGTAATCGTGCCTTTTACATTGGATACTACAACATAATCTCCGTGTTGAATGTAATTATAGGTCATATCAGCGTGTCCATTTCCCATGACCAGCGTATTATCACCTACTACGGGACATTGAACGGTGGTACATACACAAGAACTTGGATAAGTGTTGCGAATACTTGCTAAAAACAAAGTTGCCCAAAGTAATCTCATATACTATATATTGGGATGCTTTCTTCACTAAATTACAAACTTTTTTATTTGTAAATTTGTAATTACAGTTATAATATTTATAATTTTTGAGTTCAATACATTAAGCAGTCATTTTTTTTGTATTTTTCATTATATAATACTATAATATACACATGGGTTATAGACACGGACACGGACACGGACGTCGTGGCTTTAATGGACATAGACATTATGGTGGCTTTCACGGATATTATCCTCGGTTCTACGGCTATGGAGGATTTTATCCTTATTATGCCCCTTATCTATATGGGGGGCGACCTTCTTATTGGCCTTGGTTTGCATAAATATCAACTGTAATAATAAGTTGACATTTATTTACTGTATTACTAAATCTTGTAAAATAGGTTGGGATGATTCTATATTCAATGATGTAATAACATTTTCAGAGTCTACCGATTCTTCATCTATGTACTCCATATTTTCACTGTCATCCAAAGCAATCTCCTCTATATTATGAGAAGGAACCATAGTCATATCACCACACATGTCTCTAGTATCTGCTTTTATTTTACAACGTTTCACATATTCCTCTCGGAGACCAATTAATTCTGTTTTTTTGTTTTTAAACAAGAGACGCTTATTGAACTTGTTATGAATAAAATGAGTTGCTTTACGAAATTGAGGTATGGGATAACAACTTGCCTTCTCTAGTTGTTTGCGTGTATGATATAAATCATCCAACAACCGCTGGGTCATACTACGTAGTTCATCGTTCTGGTCTTCCAATGTTGTATTCCGCTCACATACTCTATCATACTGCTTCTTTATCTCCAAAAGCTCTTTATTTTGTTGTTCAAGTTCATTTACTTTGTCAATCAATTCGTGTTTTAGTAATTCACGCTTCATAATTATCAATTAATAATGATAAGTTTTTAACCTTTTTTATCCTTACATATAAATAATGATTCGAATAGCACATCGATGATATTTTTACACATATTTAATATCGTGATGTGGAGATCTATAATAACTTATATCTAAATTTTTCAATTTATATTTAACAATATAACTATCCCATATATTATGTAAGTTCGGTAAGTCATAGTCATCCATAATTAATATTGTTCCTGGTTTAGATAATCTATATGAATTTATAATATCGCTATTTGCAACTTCTGTACTGTGTCCTCCATCTATATGTATTAAATCATAATTATCATTAATATTTTGTAATGTTTTTGTGCTATCACCAATTGTTATATTAATTCTATCACCAAATGTTTCTTTCAACTTTTCATAACAAGGAATTACATATTTATGTTCTCCTAAATCAAAGCAAGATATATGAATATTTGGATTACTTATAAGCATTAACAATGTAGAGAAACCAGAATTAAACCCAATTTCCATTACATTTTTTATATTTTTATTTAATACTAAATTACTAATATTTTTTGATTTATTTAAAAATTTATTTGTATAATTCATTGTATGATGTAGCATAAATATATTTTCTTCTAATAATTCACCACAATTATGAATAATTGGTAATAAATTTCTATCAATATATGCTTTTGCTTCATTTATATTATTTACTATAGTAAATTCTCTTATATTAATCAAAAATTTAGTCATATAAATTATTTTATATTGATAAACACCCGGTCCTCCTGGGAAATGGTGTATAACTTTGTCACTATGAATATTCTGATCATTATTTACAACAAGTGATTTTAAAATCTTATTATTGTATAAATTATACTTGAATGCATTATATACTATGTATGGTTGGTCAAAAAAAAAATCAATATCAGGTCTATTAATAATATCTTCATTAATTTTATTAAATAAATCTTTTATTTTTTCACAATTTTTAAACAATATTATTCCACTTGTAAATGCTGATTTATCGTTATAATTATTTATTTCATTTCCAAATAGTGGTCTACCCCAAGTAGTACAGTTTATGTCAAGTGTTCCTTCTTCTAATACATATAAAATATCTTCTTCACATACATCAAATACTTTGTTGATATTATCTTTAACTAAAATATCTGTATCTAAATAAAGTATTTTATTGTAGTTTGTTATAGAAAGTAAATTAAAAAAATCTAATCTTGCCTTACACGCTTTATCTATATTGTCGTATGTATCATTTATTTCAAATTTAATTTTTTCATTATTAAATAGATGACTTTGTTTAATCATGTTCATAAATGTTGTAGATGTATATACTAATATATGTGTATTATCATCTAAATTACCATAAATAAGTATACTTTCTAACAAAAGGAAAAACATATCAATATATTTTTCTTGGTTAAATACACAGATAAAAATACAATTCATTATAATAATAAATTGTATAATAGTTAAATAAAATAAACGAGTAATATAATAATTTACACCCTTGAAGATTTACACCTTCGGACATTTACACCTTTATACATTTGAAACGCCGATTATTTTACTCTTTATACGTTTTTAATCTGCGTTTCAAATGTATAAAGGTGTAAAATTGGACAAAATATACTAAAAGATAATTTCTATTTAGGATATACAATACTTTACTATTCAAAAAAAATGTTGGTGTATATTACATTATGAACGCGTCTATTTTCCCCCTTATTTTATTGTCAGTTTATTTACCATTTGTTCATTTATTGAACCCGATCTTTTTGAATAGTTCCAATGTCATCGTTATTAGAGATGCTATTGATGACGATACTGCTACTCAATTTATTTATGAATTGAATAAAAAATCCAGTAAACAAGGTGTGTATGTGTATTTAGATACCCCCGGTGGTTCCGTGGAAAGTGGAAGCAAAATAATGATGGAAGTACAAAAATATAACTTGTCTTGTATTGCCGACCGCGCATACAGTATGGGATTTGTTATTTTACAAAGTTGCGCTAACCGATATATTCGTCCTTATGGACGGATTATGCAACATCAAATAAGTTACGCGATAAAAAATGAAAAAGGTAAGATTGATAGCTATGCTAATTTTATTGATCAAATCGAAACGGAGTTAGTAGAAATGCAAGCTGGACGTATTGGAATGGACCCTGATGCATTTCGTTTAAAAACAATGAATGATTGGTGGATGATTGGTAAATATGCATTGGACAACAATTGTGTAGATGAAATAGTGGATGTGTATTGCAACGATGTATTAACCAATCAAAATGAAACAGATGCGTTTGGACCCATCACTGTTGTTCAGTCTAAGTGTCCTTTAGTTCCTGGATATATTGACAGTTATTTGGGAAAGAAGAAATAAAATTGAAAACTTTTTATCCTATTATTTTATTCATAAGCATATAATAATAGACAATGTCAACAAAAACACGCATTACTAAAGATACCCTTAACCTATTCGGTTTAGACCATTATAATTATATTAACCAAGTATTTGGAGATGAAGAAGTAAGAAAAATCATACATAAGTTATACAAAACCAGTAAAAACAAAGATTTGGTATTTGAACACGGTCCAGTATCAGAAGGAGACGGGTTTATTGTTTCGGATGATTCTATTCATCATTATCTTAGAAATACAAAAACAAAAGAAAAAATATGTAGCGCAACCGCACCAACACAAAAGGAATTGGTTCAAAACACTATCAGGGATACCAATGATACTTTATGTCAATCTTATTCTATCATGACTTATCTTGGCATTCCTATCGAAACTCATCATACACAATTAAAAAAAAGACAGCAAAAAATGGTAGATATGTACAAACGAATATTAGCCAATGAAAAATTTGAACCAGAACTGATAAAGATAATAAAAAATCGTATTAAAGGACCAAAAAAGAAACCTCCCCTATGGAAAGAGCATTATGATGCTGGTGATAATGATTGGAAACAGTTCGATGTGAATACACCTGAAGAATTCATAGCACACATTAATAAAACCTTGGATGATTGGAAATCTTTTGGATTTGCTTACTTTATTGGTAAACGGTAAATAATTATGTGCCCACTATGTAAATGACACTAAGACCAATTTTTTTATTATTTATATCCAATTTGTTTATGACCGATTCTTTTTTTATGTATAATACGTTTTTTTCTCTTTACAAGAAATTATTAATCAAACAAGAAAAAGGACCTTATAAAATAAAAACGAAACCCCTTCCCAACAAACTTATTATTAGCACTCCTGGTGGTCTACACGGGTTCTATCTTTTAGGGGTGACATCGTTTATAAAAGCACACTATGATTTGAGTGATTATAAATATTCTGGTGCATCTGCTGGTGCATGGAACTCATTGTTTTTATCATTTAAGGGAAATGATACCGAGTTTATTGATAATTTATTGCGTTCCAATATTCACAATGTAAGTTCAGTATTGGAATTAGAACAAAATATGAAATCTATGTTGCTTGATAATTATATACAAGAACAATTTGACTTAGACAAACTCAATGTAGGTGTTGCTGTAATGAAACGATTTTTGAAATTTGATTTAGTTATTTACAATGATTTCATTACCTTAGAAGACGCTGTGGATTCGTGTATTGCCAGTTCCCATATTCCATTTATTACCGGTGGATTACTACATAGGTATCGCAATAAATATTGTTTTGATGGTGGATTTTTTAAGTATCCTTATTTGAATACAACTCATCCTACATTAAAAATAAGTCCGTCTATGTGGAATTCAAGTTATACTGTGGGAGGATTTGCAAATGGTCAGTTTGGTGAAACACGATTAGGACTCAACTTAACTGAATTATATATTCAAGGATATAACGATACGAAAAACAATCGTCATGTATTGGATGAATTATTTCATTGCATCGTTTAATAACACCACGAAAAATATGTTGTTATTATACATGTTTTCCCTATTTTATTTGTATCTTTTTTGTTTTCCATTATATAGTATTGAATTTTTTACAAAGCCTGTTCTGTTCTCTTTTAGATTAACAGGTCTCTTTTCAAAAAAATATGAACTATCTGAAGAATATTATAAATATTACCAACAATTTAGAAGTCCGCTTATTAAGAATTCAAATACAAAACCTAATTTGGAGACCTTTATTGAAAAAAATAAAGGAAAATACAATCTTTTTGTAAAAAATTGGCATCTTATCAATAAGACAAATAAAGAACTACAACAACAAAATAGTTCCCTTGTATTGGGTCTCAATGAATTTATGGATTCTATTGATATGGAATCAGAACCATCTGATTTAATGACCAATCCCATTATTGACAAAAAGTTCCGACCGTCTACTTATCTAAAAATATTTCAGTCCCCCTTTCCTTACTTGGAAACCATTTTAAATCAAAACAAACAAATTACCTATAATTGGAATGACACTGGGTTGCTGAGTCCAATAAAAAATCAGGGACGATGTGGTTCTTGTTGGGCGTTTGCATCTACAACATCATTGGAGACCTTTATGCGTATTAATGGATATAATGTATCTCGCTTATCAGAACAAGAATTGGTAGATTGTTCCAAAGAAAACTATGGTTGTGATGGCGGACTCATGCATTTGGCCTTTGATTATATTATTGATAATAAAGGATTAGTATCTCATGACAATTATCCTTATAAAGGAAAGGACCAAAACTGTTCTAATAAACAGATGACAAATGTAATTGGTTCCAATTTAAAAGATTATCAATTTGTTATTCCAAATTCAGTATTAGATATGAAACTCAGTGTAATTAAAACACCTGTGACCATTGCATTGGACGCAGACAATCCTTTTTTCCGCTTCTATAAAAGTGGAGTCATTGATGTTCCACAAAATTATTCAAAATCACTCAATCATGCTGTATTATTAGTTGGATTTGATTATGACGAAAAAGGAATGTATTGGATTATTCAAAATTCTTGGGGAGTAAAATGGGGGGATCACGGATTTTGTAAACTACGTGTACAACCAAACGAAGGAACCTTATTATGTCAACAATACGGTGTATATCCTAATACATTGTAATTATTGAAAACAGTTATAATGGAAAAGCATTTAAAATGGTGTATATACTTTTTATTAATGTCCTTACATACAACATCTACGCAAAACAATCTATTGTTGTCTAATTTAATGGACTATTACAATAATACTAATCAATTGACAAAAATGATGAAAATTATTAACGGGGAATCACGAATCTCACTGCGAATAGTAGATTGGTTTGTTACTAATTATGCCAAAAAATATTTTGTTGTATACGAACAAACATACGAAAATAGTGAAGAAACCTATAGATTTAAAGTGCATAACGATTACAAGTTGAAATTAAAAGCTTATTCAAAAAAAAGATTCGATCCATTTTGTCGTAGGGAACGAATAACAATCCCTTTTGATGAACGTCATTCTATGGAAACTACACTCGGGCAACTTAACTTTTTCAAGTGGGCAATTCAAAATAAGGTTATTGATTATATTGAATCTCATTACGAAGAAATCGAAGAAGATATGACCGAACGTAATTCTTCTGCGAAAAAGGAAAAAAGTCCTGTAAATCATTCGAATAAAACCCGTAAAAAAAGGGAAGAACTATCTGTATCTGCTTGTAAATGTATAAAGAAAGAGGACGTTAATATTATTGTTAAGTTTAATTAGGAGGAATTCATTTTTATGGACGAAAGTCTATCAATAAAATCACAAATTTGGTTACTCCATTTCTCATATTGAGTGGAATCATTGAGATCAATGTCTTCACTGGTATCTAGGAACAAAATTGGGTCCTGAATACGGTCCTTCAAAAACCATTGGTGATGATATTCTTCACAGCGACGTAGATATTGAATACTAATGTTATCTTCTCCGGTTCGATCTCTTTTTTTTACACGTTCATAACATTTATCAGCACCTGTATTGATATAAATAAACCCGTCTGATGGATACATTTTATGATTTTCTTTGTATAGCAACTGATAAATCTGATATTCTAGCTCATTCATCAATTTGTCATCAAACAACATTTTGGCAAAGATTTTTGCGTCTGCTTCAATGGAACGTTCACATAAAATCAATTTACAATCTTTATTATTTATTAATGCTTGTTTAATCATGGCTGTTCGAGTAGTACATGCCATTACCTGAAAAGCAAATGCGTTTTTATGAGGGTCTGCGTAAAAATTTTCAAGCATGGTTCGTCCATTATTATCTTTTATCTTATACCATTCGTCTACAGGTTCCTTCAAAAATACAACACCATTTTGTGTAATTCCATATTCCTTCTGTATGATTTCTAAGATGGTAGACTTACCCGCACCAATGTTTCCTTCTATTGAGACGATTAATGGTGTCATTTGTATTACTAAGATATACAAATGACAACTCTTTATATAGTTAATTATTGCTAAAAAAATATATGCTAGAATACTATAATAATGTCTTCTTCACGCGAAAGCATTACCGAATTAATGAAAGACCAAGACTTTCAGCAAAAATCTGGGGCATATGTTGCCTTTATTTTTGAACTATATCGTGTCATGATGGGTTCCATGCTCATTGTCTTTGTTCCACAAAAATGTGGTGACCATAGTTGTGGATTATCCGAACACTTATACTCAGGTAATCCCATCTACATTACCAATTTTTCTATTAATCTTTTTACTGCGTCTATGTTCTTTATAATGTATTTAGTAGAAATTAAACGTGAAAATAAGATGATTAATTATCTAGAAGTAGATAAGTTTTTACCTCGTGATAATGAAGCGGTTGGAGAACAATTGAAATTACTTCCTGCTGATAAGCGCGAAACGATTATCTACTTAGATGGACTATACCAACTATCAGGTGGTATTGCAAGTATTGCTTTCGTTATCAATGCTGGTTTGAGTGGTTATACTGTATTTACACACTATTTGGATGATAAAACATTAACCGTGTTCATAACTAATGTCTTATTTATGGCATTAAAACTCAAAGATGTATATGACATTATACATACACCTAAGAATGTTTTTTTATCTGCTTATCTAACACGTAAAATTCAATACAATGCAGTAGACCCACAAAAGAAGATAGAACATCCAGTGGAAGAAATGGAACCGTCAGAAGACTTAGAAAAACAAGAAGTCGAACAAATGGAAAGAGAAGATGACGTACTATAATTGAGATGAAGGTCTATATTTGTATAGATCCAACTCCTTCGTTGTGGTTGGAAAATCATCACTTCCATAAATATCTTGTAAACATAACCATTCAAACATTCCACCAGGATACATTTTAACATTTGAAAAACCGAAACGCACTAATTGGTCGCATTTTGTTTTACAAGTATCATCATTACAATGTTTTCCATACACAATCAATGTTTTGTTATAAAAATTATACTCTTTAATCATTGTATTAATTACATTTTCTTCTTCTACATAAGACAACGTATATGGAATAAGACAATGTTGCTCGTTCGTAGATAATGTATTTATTAATATGTATTGAGATGGATGTTTTAATATATATTGAATGTCTTCAAAAGATAGTCGTTTTACCTCTTTTGTAAACCAATTATTCAGCATAACATGATACTATAGTAAATGATATAAGTTTATTTCCTTTCACACAAAAATTGAATTAAACATTGGATGTAGATAATTGTACCTAATAACTCTAAACATGGATCTAACTCAATCAAAACTATCTAAGCAAGAATGGGACAATATTGAGATTCCAGTGGCTTCTTCGGAAAAGGAAATTCTCAAATTAATTCAGACTGGTTTCAAAAACACTAACACGTTTTCTAACAAACATACCTCTCTTTTCTCCTTTACAAAGATCGAAAAAACAGACTCTACGGAACTGATGTTGTATCAAAAATATTTCGAGGAGCATCTTAAAAAAAGTATAAAAAAATACGCAAAAACAATCACTTCTGTCACCCCTTATCAATCTGCTATTCAAGGAACATTGAAATCACTGAAAAGTGCCGATATGATCCGTATCCAAAACCTGGATACATCCATCACTGAAAATAAACAATTCATCTTTGAATACTTACTATTAGACCTCTTTCACGACCTATTAAAAGGAATTCACAAAAACAACGAACATTATGCTAACTCTCTTTACACCATCATTCAACTTAGAAAAACATCGATACACGACATTAATATTCACGTATTGAAAACCATAGAACCTTATCTAGATTATGCCACAAAAAAAATCACTGCGGTTGATATGATGAAAAACGCATATACTTACATCGAACAAAATCCCTATTTATTGCAATACGAAGATATTACTCTATACAACCACCAAAAAGAAATATTCGAATTATTCAAAAAACAAACAACTACTCCTAAATTGGTATTATATACGGCACCAACGGGCACAGGCAAAACTCTTACTCCTATTGGACTATCAGAAGGATACAGAATTATATTCGTGTGTGTAGCACGACATATTGGATTAGCATTGGCTAAGTCGTGTATTTCCGTGGAAAAGAAGGTTGCATTTGCATTTGGTTGTGATAGTGAGACAGATATTCGGTTGCATTACTTTTCCGCAGTAGAATATACCAAGCATTACAAATCTGGTGGTATTGGAAAAGTAGACAATAGTATTGGAACAAATGTAGAAGTTATGATTTGTGACGTTCATTCCTATCTTACTGCCATGAAGTATATGTTGAAGTTTAATCAAAAGGAAACGATTATTACCTATTGGGATGAACCAACCATTACTATGGATTACGAACATCACGACTTACATAGCACAATTCAAAACAATTGGGTCTACAATGAAATCCCTAATATGGTATTGTCATCTGCCACCTTACCTGAACATGAAGAAATGGACACAACATTTACTGACTACAAACATCGTTTTAACGGAGCTACTATTCATTACATTGAAAGTTATGATTGCCGCAAATCAATCCCTATATTAGATAAGAATGGAAAACCAGTGCTACCTCATTATATGTATGAATCGTATGACGAACTACAAAGCTGCGTTTCGTATTGCCAGAAAAACAAGACCTTGTTGAGGTATTTCCACCTACCAGACATCATCAAATTCTTAACAACCATTAACGATTATGATGTTTTACAAGAAGAGTTGGACATTGACGAATACTTCCAAGACTATATGAAGGATATTACAATGAACAGTATCAAAGAGTATTATTTGAAGGTATTGATTTCGTTGCCACAAGAAAATTGGTGTTCTATATATAAATACTTTCAGCAACTACACAAAGGAAGATTTCCTGCACCATTAACAAGACAATCCAGTGTTAACTCTGTTTTCCAACCATCTTCCACTGAACTTCAACGAAGTCAAAGCATCGCAGTGCCAACATCTACTCCTTCTTCTCTAACATCCAGTGGTGTATTAGCAACCACAACAGATGCGCATACATTGACAGATGGACCTACCCTATATTTATGTGAAGATGTCAAACGTATTGGTTCATTTTACATTAAACAGTCGGATATACCATCGAAAATATTCCAAGGTATTTTGAGCAAGATTATGAAAAATGACGAACTGGCCAAGAAGATAGATTCCTTGGAACGTATTATTGAGGCAAAAGAATCGAACACCAGTAAAGACGAAAATAATGACAGTAAAAAAAAAGACAATAATACGGATAAGTTGTCAAATGAATCCAAACTACTTCATCGTGAGATTCAAGAGCTCCGCAAGCAAATCAAAACGGTCACATTGGATCCTGTATATTCTCCTAACACTAGACAACATCAGCAACTATGGAACCCTACCCAACAAATCAATGAAAAGTCATTTGTATCCCACATTGATGAACCTATTACTTGTGAGATTATGGCATTACCGATTGACAACTACTTGAAAGTTCTATTACTACTTGGTATTGGGTTGTTCTTGGAAAGCAATCATGTTCAGTATAAGGAGCTGATGAAAAAACTTGCATACAATCAACAATTATACATGATTATTGCTTCTTCCGACTACATCTACGGAACAAATTACCAGTTCTGTCATGGGTTCATTGGTAAAGATCTGACCAATATGACCCAACAAAAGACATTGCAAGCAATGGGACGCATTGGTCGTAACAACATTCAACAAGATTACACTATTCGTTTTCGCGACGATTCAATATTACAATCCCTTTTCGAAAAACAAGAAAATGACCTAGAAACCAAAAATATTCGTAAACTATTTGGTTCCTCTATTTGATAATTATTATATAATTTATACTAACTAATTATAGAATATCACTGAGCTAAGCTAATAAGCGTTTTCTAATTTGTACTCACGAAAATCGAAAATGGACATTTTTAAAAATGTCCATTTTGGAAAAGTACGGTTTTAATTTTACTAACGCTTATTAGCTTAGTTCATTTTACAGGGTAACGCAGTGAAACACGAAAATAGTTCATCATTTTTGTTAGCATAACTTTTTTTTTATTTTTCGTTCTCGGTTGATTTAGGCGTTTTTTTTGTCATCCTATTTTAGTCAAAATGATTACAAAAAAAACGCTGAAAACGCCAACAAATTTTTATTGTGAAAAATGTTCCTTTTCGTGCTATAAACAAAGCGACTTTAATCGTCATTTATCAACCCAAAAACATATAAGAATGACACAGAATGACAAAAAAAACGCCTATTTTGATTGTGAATGTGGAAAAAGTTTCAAATATAGACAGGGTTTACACAAACACAAAAAACTATGTGCTACAGAAGTCCCTGCGGGTCAATCACCTATAGTAGATTCTTCTATCGTATTAGAATTATTAAAACAAAATAATGAATTTAAACAGCTTATATCAGAACAAAGTAAACAAATATTAGAATTGTCCAATAAAGTGGGAAATACAACGACCAATAATACCATAACCAATAACAATCAAAGTTTCAATCTCAATTTCTTTTTGAATGAACAATGTAAAAATGCTATGAATATTGAAGACTTTATTGCGTCCTTACAACTAGAATTAGAAGACCTCACTGAAACCAAACGTTTAGGGTTCGTCCAAGGAATTTCTCGTATATTTACTAACAAGTTACAAGAACTAGATATCTATTCAAGACCACTTCATTGTACCGATATAAAACGAGAAACAGTTTACATTAAAGATGATAATCAATGGGAAAAGGACAATCATAGTAAAGATAAATTAAAGTCTATTGTGAATCGCGTAGCCAATAAAAATTATCAGCAGTTACCTAAATGGCAAGAAGAACATCCAAACTATATGACAATGGATTCAGAAGAGTGTAATGAATTTATAGAATTAACGTGTAAAGCCTTAGGTGGAAAAAACAATAATGAAGATGATAAATTCAAACAACGTATCGTAAAGAATGTGTTAAAAGAAGTAACTTTGGAAAAACTCAATTAACATAAAAACCAATTTTGTTATGTTAATTTTTTCAAAAAAATAATATTCACTTAAAATTGCATAGCAGGAATATTAGTGCTAGATAAAGAAAACCAATGATCCTCTACATAGTCAACCGACGTAAAGTAATCAATAAACTGTCCTTCTCTGAACTTGACAACAACAAAAGGGTTGGTCATGTTACCTTCATCATCCTTATAGGAAGCAGTATAACTAGCACTTAGAACCTCGCGGTTGATAATAGGTCCACGAGAATCAGTGGCTGGAGTAGAAGCATTTGCATCAGTGTAAATACTAATTAAAGCACGCTTTCCACTCTTGATAACCTCAATAATTGTGTTGTTTAACAAGTTATAGTTTTCACTATTTAGCGCAGTTGCCATTGTATAGTATAAGGTAATAAAATCTTTTGTTATTTTAAATGAATAATTCCATTCCGTCTCATTATATTCCTAAAACATTGACGGACAAAGATAAGAAAAAACAAAAGCAATATATACAACGTTCAAGAAAACAATACCAAAAAAATAAATATTTTCAACGTCCTAGAGTTAAATCGTTTAAATCGAAACATTCTAGACACGTTGAAAAAGCTAAACAAATGTATAATGTAGATACCCTACAACCAAACAGTAAATTAGCAGATTCTACTAAATGTTCGTTAGATACGCTTAATAAGATTGTGAATAAAGGACGTGGTGCTTATTATTCTAGTGGTTCACGTCCAAATCAAACCGCCGAATCTTGGGGATTAGCACGATTAGGAAGTGCAATTACTGGTGGAAATTCCAGTATAGTTGATTACCATTTATTAGAAGAAGGGTGTAGTCCATCAAGTAAGGCATTACAACTTGCTAAACAAACGTGTAATACACAAAAAAAGAAATGCGGTAATCTTTCTATCAAAAATAAATCTAAAAAATCAACCACACGAAAGAAAAAATAAGAATTTAAACGCAATCTACATAAAAACAATCTACTAAATTTACATAATATTTGAACGCGATGAATGAAGAAAATAATGTGTTAACCATAAAATCCGTTCAAATTCAACCTATACGAAATATGATTACTGCCATTAAAGATATTTTGACTGATGCCACTATTACATTCACTAAAGAGGGAATGAAGATCATTAACTTTGATAAAACCCATACAATTTTGGTGAATGTATTTCTACGAGCAGAAAAGTTTGAGAAGTATGTTTGTACGAAAGATAAAATTATTATTTGCGCGAACACTCTTCATTTGTTCAAGGTTATTTCTACAATGTCAAACGATGATACATTGTCTATTTACATTGATAAGTCAGATTATCATGATGGTATTGTATCCCATTTGGGATTGCAATATGATAATGGAGACATTCGTCAGTGTTACAATCAAAAGTTGCGTTTAATTGAACCTGATATGGAGGAAATGCGTATTCCTGATGTAGAATATTCAACCATTATCAATATGCCATCCACAGATTTTCAGAAGATTGTCCGTGACCTTAATGCTATATCGGATCGTATTGAAATAAAATCAACAGGAAATGACTTAATGTTTTCTTGTGAAGGTGGATTTGCCAGTTCTAAAATTTTGCGTTCTGAATCCGATGGAAATATGAATTTTATTCAACGTGCAGGAGTATCAGATGTATTCCAAGGAGAATTTTCATTAAAATACTTGAGTCATTTCATTAAATGTACTCCTCTTTGTAGTCATTTGGAAATGTATTTGGGTAATGATTTGCCATTGATTGTCAAATATGATGTTGCTTCATTAGGAGAAATTAAGTTATGTTTGGTTCCTTTGCCTCCATTGTAAAGATTCAAAATTGAAACCGATTTCATGGAACTATCATAAGGCATCTAAACAAATCTAAATAAGTAAAACAACATGTCATCATCTAACATGTCAATTGAAACAGTTGTTACTGACCTATGTAGCAATTATTTAAATCCTTCAAATCCCATTTGGAGGATAGAATATGTAGAAGTGAAAGCGCATATTGAGATTCCTTATTATGATGAACGATTAGACACGGAAATAGACGATGAACTATATATGGATTATCATAAAGTTATGTCAACGGTAGAAGTCATTCCGCAATTTAAATGTAAAGTTCATGATTGCAAAAACTCTGCGAGTATGAATCATCACACTTACCAAGACCCTACTTGCTGTCTCAATCACAGAGAGGAAAATATGCAATATTGTGAAATAGATTTCATAAAAAATGGACAAATCAGAGAAAATATTTTCAAAGCTTGGATGAAAAATAAAGTCGTCCAGGTCCAATGTGGATTGGGAAATAGTGGACCGGTATATACATTCGTAAGTGCAAAACAGTTAGCTTAACTAAATTTCAATAATTTTCCCATCTACTACATTTACCTGACCTACTACTTCTGTTTTAACAATATTACTTAGTTTGCTGTAAATTATATTTAATTTTTTTACTGATTTATATTTAGAATTCATTTTACACAATAATGCTCCTTGTGTAATTAGTTTTTGTAGTTGTTTACGAGATAATTTTATATCAGTTGGTATAACTGCTATAACATGACAAGACGACATTTCATTGACGTGGAACCAAATATCATCCGGAGATGACATATCAATAATATCAAAATTGTCTTGGGCGTTTTCCCCAATACGAAATTCGATGGACTGACCAATACAAGGAATACTAATATGTTCTGCCTTCATTGATGAGTATATTTTACATCACATAAAATATAATCTATTATCAATTTTCTAATATTCAGGTTCGTGTGCCTTGAAAAGACAACCATTGGTAATCAAATTTGGAATATGTGTAACTACAGTAGGATCTTGATATTCTGTTGTTTTCATCCATATTTTAACAATACAAAACTGTTTCTTGGGAGAGATGGTAATTCCATTCACATTATCATTATATTCTTTTTGTTTGAAAATGCTTTCGCCACACGCTAAGAAAAACAATCGTTTCCATATATCATGAATATACTTATTCATTACTTTATAAGAGAAACATCCTCCATTTCGGTTCGCTTTGTCTTCCCATGTAGGCGTGATATTAGTTCGCATTAAAAAAAACATACAATTTTTAATAACTACATCGTTTAATTTTTCATTCAACAACAAAATTTGTTCTGCGTAGTTTATATTTTCTATTACGGGGATATAACTTGATAATTCCCAATTGGTATTATTGGGAAGATGGTAATATAAGTTCCATGTATCATGTAATTTATGACAAGTGGATTGATTAGATTTACTACTTGTCATAATACAAGACAGCTTATACATACTATATAAACAACATCTTTATTCTGTTTTTTTATTATTAATTGTATTCCATTCAATGACTTCGTAACTGTCTTTATGAAATAATACGCAATGGTTGTATGTAATATCTTTTGTTTCTACATTATTGTCCACAATTCGCACTATATATTGGTCATCAATAATGTAATGCAATGGTTGTAATGCTAACAAATGTTTCAAAAACAAAGGAGACAAGACAATATTCCCTTGATAATAATAGCCTGTCAATTCGAAGGATATAATATTATCTACTTTGGGATGACTATATTCCAAACTTAGAAAAAAGTTCGGGCATTCAACACAAGGATAAACTATGTCACTTTTAATACTATCATATTGGTTGAAATAAGAACGACTAATATAGGCATTATCTAGTTTCATAACAAAGTTTCCTTCTTGTATTTGAACACTGCTATTCACCATGGAATCCAACAACTTGGAAAAAAACTCTCCGTTCTTTTCAATGGCAGTCTTGGATATATGAGGTCCCATTTGTAATATATTGTATTTATCCATATATAAAAAGGAGTCGTAAGACAATTGATTTATATTGTTAATCATAAGAAAGCGTGTAGAGGTCCAAAATTTGGAAAAAGGTTCGATTTCATACCCAATTAACTTGCTATGTAGCGAATTGTATTGGTAAACGAGTTTGTCAGTACATTTTGTAACAATAGGATAATTATTGTATAGATACTCTCCATTTGTTTTTACATTATCATATACAGAGACATATAATTGGAATAAGTTAATTGCAAATTTAGAGCAAGAAAACGCATGAAATTCCTTTTGAACAGTATCATATATGGTTGAAAAATAAGGAGTTAAAAATATAATCATGGCATCCCAGTAGATAGAAAAATCCATTACAAAATCAATATAAAATAATTACGAAAGATATTTTATATCTTTTTCGTTGAATATTTTATATGGGCAATGAACCAAAATATAGTAAAGGTATGTTTATTTTCCGTAGGGATTTTCGCCTGAATGATAATATTGGCTTGATTGAGTCCTTACATTTATGTAAGCAGTTATATACCTGTTTTATATTTACACCAGAACAAGTATCAGAAAAGAACAAATTTAAATCTAACAATGCCGTTCAATTTATGATTGAAAGTTTAGAAGATTTGGAGAAACAAATACATGAAAAAGAAGGCAAATTATTATGCTTTTATGGGAAACAAGAAGACATTGTAGAACAGTTGATTAAATCAGAGGGATTGGACTATGTTGGATTCAATCGTGATTACAGTCCTTATGCAAAACAACGCGATGAAACGATTAAACAAGTATGTGATAGTAGACAAGTAATTTGCAAAGATTATAGTGATTATTATTTACAAGAACCAGGTAGTATACTGGTAAAAAGTAGCGGACAAGCATACAAGAAATACACTCCTTTTTACAATGAAGCTATCACTTATCCAGTAACACCTAGTATGGTGTTTCCTAGAAAAAAATTAGCAAAATTACCTACATCTTTACAGAATACCATATCTTTAGTAAATGCCAATGAAAAGTTTGTGATTTTTAATCCTGATATATTGGTTCATGGTGGACGGAAATTAGGTATGGAGTATTTAAAAAAAGCTATTGCGAACCAACAACAATATTTACAAACCAGAGATTACTTTCCTAAGAAAACAAGTCATTTGTCTGCGTATATTAAATTTGGTTGTGTCTCTATTCGTGAAGTATATCACGGATTTGCCAAAAAATATGGAAAAAAACACGGGTTGATCAGCGAATTGTTTTGGCGTGAATTCTTTGCACACGTATTACATTCTTATCCTAATGTGGTTGGTGCTGCATATCAAGAAAAATATAGAAATTTAGACTGGGAAAATGATAAAGAACATATAAAAAGATGGAAAGAAGGTAAAACGGGATTTCCATTAGTAGATGCTGCAATGAGAGAAATGAATAAAACTGGATATATGCATAATCGTGGACGTATGACCGCCGCAAGTGTATTGATTAAGACATTGCGTGTGGATTGGCGCATTGGAGAACAATATTTCGCTCAAAAGTTGACAGATTATGATATTGCCTCTAATAATGGCAATTGGCAAGGAATCAGCGGAACAGGTGTGGATATGAAACCATATTTTCGTGATATGAACCCATATATCCAAAGTGAAAAATTCGACCAAGAAACAGAATATATAAAACAATGGGTTCCTGAACTAAAAGATGTACCATCACGAGATATTCATAGATGGAACGACACCAATAAAAATTATCCAAAAGTAAAATATCCTGCTCCTATTGTAGATTATAAGAAAGCCAAAGAACAGATGTTAAAGATGTATGAAAAAGCATAATAACAAGAGATAGGATTTTCTATCTGTTGTTATACAACAAAATTAAATATCTAAGGAAATAATGTTTTTGGCAGAACCATTCTTCTTACGTGAACTTTTTGGCATATTTTTAGTATTTAATTCTTTCAATGAAGATACGGAAATGAGCGAATCATTCTGACTAGATTCTTTGGGAGCATTGGACGAAATTTCTGGTTTGGAATGAATATCCACATTACGTGTTTTCAATCCAGATAGAATATTGTCAATATCTGTGTTTTGAGGTCCCTTCATTTCTGGACGCATGGAACGAGTGCTTTTCTCTTGTGTCTCAATAGAAACAGGCTTATCTAGGGATACGCCTTGCTCCTTGAACATTGCTCCTCTGCTAGCATTAATATCTGAACGATTGCTGGTATACACCATTCCTGGTTTAGGTGGCGGGGGAGCAGATTGGGTATCTACAGGTGCTGGTGGAGGTGGTCCTTTGGGACGCGCTGAATCTTGCATAAACTGATTGGCCATAGCAAACCCTGGTGAATCTTGAGACATCGAGTTCACTGTAGCATCTGTAAACATTTTCATTAACTCGGGACTCTGTTTAATGACATCATTGAATGCCGGAGTGGCACTGGAAAGTGCCTTGTTGGAAAAATTCAGCACAGCTGCACTAAATCCAACACGAAGAAGCAATGAGATCTCAGGAGCCATTTTTCCACCCTTGTATTTCTCGTGTAACTCTGAAAAAATATCTTCGTAACTATCAATATCCTCGCTAACCTGCTCTCCCCAGCCGTCCAAGTTCAAATCAAATGGATTGAATACAGTGTTGGCATATTCCAAGGAATTAATCATTGTCATAAACCACCATCCCTGTAATTTTACACTATCCTTTTTACGTTTCTCGTCCATGGCAGTTTCATATTCATCTTCAACTTCCTCAAAATTGGAGTCCATGTCATATCGGTCGCTCATCTTGAATGAGCCTTTTTCTTGCCATTCTTCCATCTTTTTGATCATATGGCGCTTTTTACGACGTTTTTCACGATCAGACAATCCCTTGTTAATACTTAGAGGTTCCTTTGTAGGGATATCGTTCATTTTCATAAATCCATCCCAAGTTTTCGTATTACCACTTCCACTATCTGCAGTAGCTTGACCTAATCCAATATCGTCGACAGGTCTAATATCATCCAAAGGTTCAATGTCAATTTCATTTGTAGAGGATGTGTTTATACCAAACATGTTACTAGTAAATCCATCAATAGGTTTTGACTCTCCAGTATTTCCGGACAATTCGTTTAATTCTTTCTCTAAATTATCTAATTCTCCTAAATGCGCATTGCCAACCGAAACACTTTTCTTTTTATCATTCATTAATAATTCTAACCCACTACCAGCCGATGAGGTTTCAAGAGGAGGTAATTCTGACAACATAGGAGCATCTAAATTTACTACTTCCATTTATGATAAGGAAACACTATTTATTTTTAAATCATCCGCATAAGATATTTTATTTTTGTTCATCAAAAACCATAATCCTTGTAAACAAGCATCTGCTAAATCATCTTTTTTTTTTGTTGTCAATGTATCTTTCCAAGAAGGAAAATTATGGTCTACTAATTTTTTGCAAACTTGTACGCTATCATGTTTATGCTCCTTATAATTTGGGTTTACTTTGTCGTTGGTAATGACATTAGATGACGAGTTTTCCTTCTTTATGAATGGTTTCAGTTTATTTGCAGAAGAAATGAAGGATATATTACTGTCTTCATGTTTGATAATAAAATATTGAGCCAACATACCTTGAATGGTCTTCATTCGGTTTGCAATCGGGGAAATTTGATTTTCAATAATAACTTCTTTGATATCTTCCAAATTCACTGTGTCCATTTTGGCAGACATACTTCGTCCAATGGTTATCAAATCACATTCGGAAGCATTTTTCTTGCTAATCACTATGGGTTCTAAACAATTAGTGTTCAAAAAAGTTTGAATGGTGTCTACTAATTCATTTTTATTCATATTCATACTAGCATCTAAAAATAGAAAATGTTGTTTACCCCATGATAACAAAGCATCTTTTTTCTTTTGTTTCATTTTGGTTATGCTGTTTTCTTTGGAAGGAAGTAAATATTTACTGTCTTCTGCGTGTTTTTTACAGAAGAATTGGGTTCCCTTTTTATATTTTGCTTTCTTGTTACATGTTTTCGTTTTTGTTTTCATTTGTTGATTACATAATTGAGTGTCAATAGTTGTTTCGTCGTCAACTAAATTCAACACGTCCCAATCTGTAATAGAAATACATTGAGAACAATCAAAAATACAATATGCCATGTTTTTAATACCAACATCAAAACTAATGACTTTCATATTTTATACTAATAAACAAATGTTCGTATTTAGGTCTCTTTCATTTGAAATGATATTTCAAATGAATTGGTAAGTTATTACATTTGCTTAGACATGGTTGGTGCAACACGTCTTGCTTCTAATTCTTCACGGGTTAAGTAGTTTTGCTTTAAATCGCTTAGTACATATCCCTTGGGCTTAGATGTGTCACTGATACTTTGATAAGAATAAGGAAATGTTTCTAAATGAGAATAACTGTTTGATTGGATGGATGGTTTGTGTTCGGGGCTGAACATAAATCCAGTATCATTGGAACTTTGTTTAAAGTTTTCGCTCATTATTTGGTTGGCATTTTGTTGTAAATAACGACGATATTCCCAGTTTGACTGAATATTATTCTTCTTTATTAATTTGTCATTTAAATGAGATTCAGGTTGCCAGTTAGAAATAAGAGAGCGTCCATCAGCCATTAAGGGAGGAAATTCAGGATACTTATTATTTGTGCTATAACCTAAGGAAGTAGGAGGAATTTCAGGGGGAGTAAAAAAATTCTGAATATTATTTGTTAGTTTATGAAACATTTATATCTATACTACTTCTTGATATATTATTTATGTAGTCTTTTCTGAATTTTCTAAAACTTCTATCAGTTCAGCTTTTTTCATACGATTTGCATTTGACACTAATCCTTGCTCAATGACAAGGGCCTTCAACTGTGTCATATTCATATCCTTATACATGGTTTTGGATTCAGGTTCTTCTTTAGTATCCTCTATTACAGGTTCTTCCAATGATTTGGAAACCGTGATAGCAAGTTCTTCATTTAGAGGGAGTTCGGTTAGTGTTGTTTCATCGATTTCATTAGGTTCCTCTTCAAATGACTCTGCTGGAATATCGATAGTAGATAAATCCGTTTCTACATTCACTATTTTGATACGTTCATCCGCATCGTCCTCTTCATCGTCCTCCTCATCGTCCTCCTCATCGTCCTCCTCGTCCTCCTCCTCATCATCCTCATCGTCCTCATCATCCTCATCATCCTCATCATCCTCATCATCCTCATCATCCTCATCATCCTCATCATCCTCATCATCTACATATATAGTAGGTTGTTGATTCCCTTGTGGATATGACATTTGCATATCCATTGGTTGAGTTTCACTAAATTCCATTATCGATGTTGGATTCGAAACATGGCGTCGTATCACATTGATTTCTTGTACCATGTTATTTATTAAATCTAACATAGTTGCATTCTTTTTCTCTAAAACAGATACACGTTGCTTAAAATGATACACAATTAATAGGATCAATACAAATGTAATTACCAAGGTAACATATAGCATGGAATCCATAAAGTGAGTGATGCCCATTTTACATTACTTAAATATAAAGATTTTGAAAAGCAAACGAACCTAAATTTTTTATAAATGTAGAATATATAGAGATGGATAATGTTATAAAACAAATAACTAATGATAACTCCGGTAATTTAGTAAATCTAAATAAATTTTTATCTTTGGTGTTAATTGTGTTAATCATATTTTCACTATTAGGTATAAATATATTGAACATGCTTGGAGAATTTTTAGAAAGTGTTGTCAATATTTTCAGCCCATTGATTACTCGTATTGTATCCATATTTGCCTTTACCTTGGGTGTATTAATTGAACAAATTGCCAAATTATTCACAACCACAGCAACTGCTGGTGTAGAAATAACTGGTGGAACATTGGACAGCGTAGGAGACCTTTTAAAGGATGCTAGTCGTCCTTCGTTACAACAGACATTGAATCAATCTAAAAAAATAGAAATTCCCGAGATCAAGAAGGATAATACGGAGAGTCCTATCCAAAAACCCATTACTTCTAGCAAAAAACAATGGTGCCTTGTAGGAGAATACAAAGGACGTCGTGGATGCGCTGAAATTAAAGAAGGAGAGAAATGCTTATCAGGACAGGTGTTCCTCAGTAAACAAACTTGTATGACATCAAAGCAAGTACCAACACAACAAACAAATGTTAGTGTTCAAAAAGACCATCCTTTAAAGACAAGACAAGTATAATTAACTTAGAATGGAAATAAAAACATCGTTGTTTTTATTTCTAATGGAAGATAATACAGCAATTCACGTAATATATTTAGATAAGCAGAAACGCTTTCTACAGATAGCAAATAAATACACACAAGAAAATGTGGTTATAAAAAATGCATACGACCAATATGATTTTGTAAAAACTTATACTCCCATATGCGTTGAAGATGTAATACCTATTGAACATTTCTTAGATTGGAACCATCATGTTAAACGCTACATGAAAAACTTTGGTATAGATAATGTAAGAGGTGGAGATTATTCTCATATGGAACTTTCTATGGAAGAAAAAGAACTGATTCAAAATGAATTAATGGATAAAAGTATTTTTTCGTTGTATCCTTCCCAAAAGAAGAACCAATCCATGCTAGACGAGAATGTAGAATATTCATCATTAAAGTATATTCAACTTGACGATAACAAAACCTTACCATTGGATCGAAATGTATTACAAGATTTACAGTGGTTCTTAACATATATTCAAACACCGAGTATATATCAAGAAAGCGACCATAAAGAAGGAATGTTGAAAAAGATAAAATCAATTGTAGCATTGATGCCTTATTTATACAAACATACAAAAAAACTACCCATTAATGAAACTTGGACTCCTACTTTTATTGTGGAACATAGTGATCATGTCTTTGCTCCATTTACCAAACCTTATATAGAGACAATGAACCCATTTTATATGGAAATGATAGTGTCTTTGTTAGAACATTTTATTCATCTTACTTGTTATTGCATTAATCGTATTGACGAAGCAGAATTTGACGTTACTATTCCTAGTGGCAGTGTATATCAATATGTATCTGATTATTTGTCGTCTTCTTGGGAAACAGATAATTAAACCGTTGGCATAATAATGGTATCCCCAGAAAACGGTTTTACGTAAGTTGTTTTCTTACCAGAACTATCAATCATAACAATATTAAAATTGCTATATGGTGTGGTAGATGGTTGTGTATCTAAGGATGCTCTAATTAAATTAGAAGACCCGTCCACTCCTACATAATTTGATGAAATATTAAATAAAATTCCTTGTTTAATGTTTTTGAATCCATTAACGGTGTTATAGAAATTTGCTGTAAAATTCGGTGTTACACTGGAAGCTAGAATATCCATGGTCGGTAAAATTTTGAAGTCATAGACGTATCCATTTTCAGTGCTCAATGACAAATTAGAAATATTAATCATTCCTCCAAAGACAATAGCACGAAATCCCACATTTTCTTGGGGGAAATCACTATTGGATAAATCAAAAGTAAATCCACTAATATCACTTACAATATTCACCACAGGTGTGGTGCTGGTTACTAAGGACTCATTAAATAATGGGAAAAAAGAAAATGGGGTAGTTCCTATATTAAACGATATATCATTAAACGATGGTTCCACAACATTACTTAAGTTTCGTGAAGATACGCCTTCTACTGTGTAACTAAATGGAATATTAACTTCAAAATTGTATGTTTGTTGGTCAATTCCAGGTTGTATGGATAACGTGAATAAGTGTCCACTAACATCTTTTGTGATGGCAATATTTTGGTTTACAGAAAATCGGATTTTGTCGGTATTTGTTTGATTTTCAATACCCAATGCATTAGTGTTGGTTTTATAATTATATAAGGGAACAGAAGGATCTTTGAATAATTCAATTTCTGGACCAGGAACACCTGCATTTCTACTTGACGATTTTTGAATGGGACAATTCACTACTGAATCTGCTTTAACTCCTGTTGTTGTATAAGTAAGTGTATTCAAACCTAGTTGCGTGTCAAACATAAGCTGTGAAGAACTAGAATAGATAGTAGCATAAGAACTGGTTTGTTTTGTTTTCCCTGACAATGCCAACGCTTGTTTTTGTTTTTTTGTTAAGTTATTCCCTTTTGACGCTTGTTTATTTCCCCCATATTCTAATATTTCAGCTTTTCTTCGCATGTCTAATTGCTCTTGACTATAATTAGGATAAGGACTAATAAGTTCATAACGAACCGGGGGAACTGTAAATACCATTTGTTTTCTGCGTTGTCTTATTTCATTGCATGTGTTAATATCATTGGAATCAGCCATATATTATATCCTGATAGATAATATATGTTGCTTAATATTTTGAAGTATACCAATAATTAGACAAATAGGAGTAGTTATTCTTTGCAATCAAGTTTGTATCAACTGTTTTGGTATTGGGACCTTTTTGAAGAATGGAATTGATCTCAAACATATTGAGAGATTCTGCGTAATACCTCAAGTTGGATAATTTTCCATTGAACCCTCCATTACCGGCAATGTGAACATCTTGATAGTTCTGCTTAATTACATTGTTAAGGACCAGACGATTGGAAATAACACCATTTACATAGACATCTACTACTTTATTTTCAAGGCGTATAGCAACATGAACCCATTTCTTGATAGGAATATTGTCAACAATTATCTTATTATTGCTGTCTGTGTGGTCAACAGTGTCTAATTTGATATACAAATTGTTGTTATTTGGTTCCAAATATACACCAGGTGAGTTATTTACAGACATAATTCCAGTTGTTTTATCAAAAGTGCCTTCTCCTTTGCTGAAAATGTGTTGATATTTTTGTTTCTTAGGATCATTACCTAAATCAGAAAGATACAACCAAAAAGACCAGGTAAACTCTGCTCCTTCGTCTTCGTTATTAGAACGATAAATAGGAATGGCGTTGCCCTTTTCGGTATCTTGAGCTACTGAACGAGCATTACTGCCATCAATCATACCTTTGATTAAGTAAGGGTTTTCCGAGTGAGAAAAGATTCTACTTAATATCAAAATACCAATGTTCAATAGTATTAGAAAAAGAACCAATATCAAAATAATGAAGGCAAATTTTGCAATAATAGTATTGGATTGTAAAAAAACAGCAGTTGCTCCTACACCCGTAGTTGCTTGTTTTGAGAAGTCACTAAATTGTTCATTAATATTTTCGGAAGTAGATTGTAGTGTATCCCCTAAATTTTGAACTCCTTTATCAATGTCTTGTCTATTGGGTAAGGAAAAATTAGTAGTTGGATTGGAGTTTTGGTTTTCCATTGAATAATTGTTATAATATATAGATAAAAATTATTCTTTCAAATATCTAAATCGAATCACTGACTATTTCTAATACACTTAGAATAACGAAAACTTCTTTTGTAGTTCATTATTCTTTAATATCGAAATATCCACACCATAGTTTGCAAACACCTTCTCAACAGCACCGAATTCACTGCCCTTGATGAACTCATTTAATGCAGTTTGGGGGTCCATAGGTTGTGTCCAGCGTTTGAAATCCTTGACATAAGCGTCAAATTGACCAAAACTAATATTTCCTTCTTTTCCTGGAACCAAAGGCATAATATTACCTTCAGGATTGAAGAAACGTTGGGATTTCACTAATTTTCCATCCAAATAAGTATCTACAAACTGGTTATCAACACTTACAATGATATGTGTCCATTTTTGAAGTGGGAAATTATCGGTGATGATGATTTCCTCGCTCATTTTCCCTACTTCTTCGTTACTCATTTTAACTCGGCATTTTAAGGAAGGTGAAGATTTGTCCAAGTATAATTGTAAGTTTTCTGCTCGTGAAAAAATGGTTTTTTCTTGTGTAGGATCCCAAGTATTCACATAAATCCATATCCCATATGCATATCTTGATGAAGTAGGCTTATCAATGTTTGTAATATTGGGAATGGCAGTCTTCAAACTTCCTTCTTTGGTTAATACAGAATCCTTTTTGGTGAAATATTGATACAAGATGTAAATAAGTAAAATGATTAAAACCCCTAAACCAATAATAAGATAATTCATTCTATATTTTATTCCCACATCTTTTTTTGGGAGTAACATTATTCAATATATTCAGGTGGGTTTCTCATACTATAAATATTGTATTGAGATATTATTTGATTTTTGGTTAATGTGTGTGGATAATAAACGATATTCGATATAGCACCGTCTAGTCCATTATCTGCCCCAACAGTTAAAATATCATTTTGTTTGAATACTGGATATTTATGTTTTAAGCTTAATGTGCGTTCCAATACACCATTCACAAATATATCTGCGTGCATAGAATTATAATTAAACACTAAATTATTCCACTTTTGTTTCTTTATGGGAAGAGTGATTGCTTCTCTGTTATATGTTTCATTATTAGTGAAATAGATATTTAACTTGTCCATCTCATCTTCTGCATTCTTTTCATATTCATAGGTAATCTTAGGAGCACCACCACCAAATTCTAAAATGGTTGTTTCCTTAGCATATGCTTCATAATTACTAGGTTGGTTGTTCAAGTATAACCATAAGGATAATCCAAAATGTTGATTGAATCTTGGGTTTCCATCTTGATCTGTTTGTTTCCAAGAATCACTCCCAGCTATTGCTTGTTTTGAATCTAAAAATACACTTTTCGGTAGAAGAGGAATGGAAGAACGATAATAGAAGTAACGAATTATTTTTGGTAAGTATAGATAGGTAATAATCAAGGCTATCAAAATAAGGAATAAGTAGAACACATCATTTGTAGTATCATTAAATTGTTGTTTTAAGAAACCAATAAACTGTAGCAGTAAGCAAGGGATGTAAAAAATAACATGAGTAATGAATCCTGGAACACCTTCTAAACGCTGTAAATATTTACCAGAAAAGTAAAATAATACAGCCAATGAAGTAATAACAAAAGACAAGAATAAGATACCAGTGATATATCCCGCAATCGAATTCCCTGTAGAAGTGCTAGTGGTAAAGAAATAAATACTTGCTGCTATTAATGCAACGCTTACAAGAATACTAGAAAACGTGTAAAAATTGTTAGCACGAATATTTTTAGAAACTATAAAGTAGCCACTCAATACACATAACAAGAATAACGGCATTACCGTATACAATATTTTATACTTACTATTCACGTTCTCAAATAGGTCATTATCAACAGACGAAGTATATAAAAAAATACAAATCATTATTAACGAAACCAATACAAATAAGTAATGTAATACTTGATACCCCCATTGTTGTTCAAAATCTATTTTATTCCATAATCCTATTGTATTCGTATATATAGGCTCTATTAGTTTTCCTGGTAAATTTCCTACATTTTTAGTATTTGTAATAATCTTGTCCATAATTCTCATAGAAGTTTCATTATTTGTAGTATCTTGATTCATCTATGTCTATATTTATTATAGTTATAGATTATAAATTTTCCATTGCCGTTTTCTCACCATGACATTCACGACATAGTGCTACTAAATTATCTACATGATTAGACCCTCCATTTTCTAAACGAGTAACATGATCTACTTCAAACCATGCGGATAACTGATTATTACATTTTTTACAGTGCCAATTCTGTCTGGATGCCACGAATTTCTTTTTTGTTTCACTTACAGAACGCTTGGTTTTGTTTTTTCCTGAATTTAGCACTCGGTTTTGAACATATTGAGGGGTAGAATAGTTAGACAATGGTATCACAGGATTACCAGGTGTTCCTTGCCCAAAATTTTGTTTTGATGTGAAATCTAATATGGGTGAAATAATGCTGGATGTATTTTTATCAATAGGAAGATGCTTTATTACCTCATTGGAAGTGGTAAGCATTTCTTTGGCACGTAATGGATTCTTTTTTATTAGAATATACAACATGAATGCTCCGAATGCAACTCCCACCATTTGATAATATTTTTTCCACGACAACATTATTTTAAGATATTTTCCATCACTGTATATGTTGGCTATAATAAAAGTTGTAATTGCTATCATAAATAATTCTAATTTCATCTTACTTTGTTTATAGTATTACTAGAAATTATGAATAAAGGTAATAGATAATGAGACAACAGAATAATATTAACGAAAGGAATAGTAAATGTTTCTTATATTTCCATTGTTTTAACTTTATAAATCCCTTTTCTTCATATTGGTCACGATAAAGTTCTAGTGCTAAAGGAAGCGATATTTCTGGTTTTCCTAATAATACATTGTATTTATTGTGGATAAAATGAACCCAACGCACAAAAGAATCGCGATTATCTAAATAAGGAGATACGGGATACTTATCCAACATGGCACTAAATTTATTACCCAATTCTTCTACGGGAATAAATAATGGCATGTTTTGAATTAACTCATAATATTTTTTTTTAGTGACTTCATTTGGATACAACGGGTAAGATTCTGCAACAGTATGTAAAAAAAACCAATAATGTGGTCCCCAGACATTAGGATCAAACTCCATTACGAACTATATAAAAAGAAGATTTTATTATTAAGAAGCGGACGTATGAATTATTGTTATTGTAATAATTGCGGTAAAGAAGGTCATACTTATAATCAATGTAAATTACCCATCACAAGTATAGGCATCATTGCATTTCGTTTTAATAATAAACAAGAACGAGAATATTTGATGATACGTCGTAAGGATACATTGGGATATATTAATTTTATACGCGGAAAATATACCATTGGTAATAAAGCATATATCATAAATATAATTAAACAGATGACAAAGCAAGAAAAAGAACGTCTTTTATCATTTAATTTTGATGAACTGTGGAATATGGTGTGGGGAGAAGAAAGATTGTCTTCTGAATATAAGCGTGAAGAAAGTGTATCTCGTAATAAATTCAATACCTTAGTTAATGGAACGTATTATAAAGAAGAATTTTTGACACTACAAGACCTTATTAAAGAAAGTAAGAAATATGTCGAATGGGAAGAACCTGAATGGGGATTTCCTAAAGGAAGACGTAATTATCAAGAAAAAGATTTTGATTGTGCTATGCGTGAGTTCACTGAAGAAACTGGTATGTCTGTGAAGCATATTCATAATTTTCAAAACATTATACCATTTGAAGAAAACTTTACTGGATCCAATTATAAATCCTATAAACACAAATATTTTATTGGGTTTGTACAAAATACTCTTGAAACACCTAACAATAATTACGAGAAAAGTGAAGTTAGTAAGATGGAATGGAAAACGTATAGTCAGTGTATGGATTCCATACGGGGTTATAATTTAGAAAAAAAGAAGATGCTCCATAATATAGAGACAACACTTAGTTATTATTCTTATGTGAAGTTTTGTTAATTTTGGTAACATGTAAGTAAAAAGAATATATTTATATGTTAAGTAATGAAATCCAATACTAAATTGCAACAAAAAGGAGGGGTTAAAACCAATAAAACACGAAAAATTATAAAACAATTGGGAGAACATTGTGGAGATGAAAACGCAATGTGCGTAAGGGGGACACGTTGTTTGACAGCCGATGGAAAGGAAAAGAAAACCGAAACAAGCACTTGTCAACGAAAAGATAGACAAGAAGAAATTGTTACACGGCGTCGCAATATTAGAAAAACAAAGAAGAATTCTAAGAAATCGCCTACTCCCACTCCAGCACAAGAACCAGAACCAGAACCCACTCCAGCACAAGAACCAGAACCAGAACCCACTCCAGCACAAGAACCAGAAGAAGAGCAAGAACCTACACCCGTACAAGAAGTAGAACGTATTGTAGAGGAATCGAAGGCACAAGAACAAGAACAAGAACAAGAAGCATACATACCTACACCTAATGAAACATCCAATAACAATGACTATCAAGAACTATCATCTTCAGACCAAGACAAGTATATTCACGAAAATTATGCTAATATTTCCCAAGAGGCACCAGATTATGAATTCTTGTATCCTGAAATAAATGATCCAACCTTTCAACAAAAAATAGCAGAGCGCCAAGAGTTTGTAAATACCAAATATGATGGAGAATTATATGATATTAAAGAGCAATCTGAAAATAAGTGTAATGCTGAATTCGAATTATTGCCTCATCAATTATTTGTGAAAAATTTTTTGTCTCCTGAAACTCCTTATAATTCTCTATTGTTATATCACGGCTTAGGAACAGGAAAAACATGTAGTGCCATTGGAATTGCTGAAGAAGCACGCGTATATAGAAAGCAAATGGGCTTTGACAAAACCACGTTTGGATTAACTGGTAAAATCTGTATTGTAGCATCCCCCTCAGTTCAAAAGGGGTTCCGCTTACAACTATTCGATGATCGAAAACTAAAATTTGAAAATGGACAATGGAATCTATCTACGTGTATAGGTAATAAATTATTACAAGAAATAAATCCTAATGCAACAAAAGAGATGAGTTTTGATAAAATTGTCAAATCTATTGATGCTATTATAAATGATAATTATGTTTTCATTGGGTATCGTGAATTAGCAAATAAAATATATAAAATCATGTCATTTTCTGACAAATCAGCATCTGAAGAATCTATCAATACATTGAAAGAAAGTCGCGTTAGAAAATATTTGAACAATACAGTATTCATTATTGATGAATTTCATAACATACGTAAGTCGGAAGACAACAAAGATAAAGTGTTGGTAGACATGTTATTTGATATTGCTACTTACTCTGATACATTACGTTTAGTATTATTATCCGCTACTCCTCTTTACAATAGTCCCAAGGAAATTGTTTGGATAACTAATTTACTTAATCGTATTGACGGACGTAGTGAAATTCAAATTAGTCAGGTGTTTGATAGAAACGACAACCTGATCAAAGATGATGAACACAAAGGATTGAGATTGCTACAACGAAAGTTAAACGGTTACATTTCTTATGTGCGTGGCGAAAATCCATATACCTTCCCTCATCGTTTATATCCCAGTCAGTTTGTTGTCAATGATGATGACAATGCCACTTTCAAAAATTACATAAATATTATTGAGGACTATCCCAAATATCAATTGAATGGTGCAGAATTAACAGATGGAATAAAACATTTGGATCTTTACACCCACAACATAGGTTCATATCAAGCAAAAGGATATGCTTATATAATGGAATATATGAAACAAAAATTAGTAGAGAAAAATGATTATAGTAATTTTGAAAATATGGAAACTTTTGGGTATACCTTTTTACAGAAACCCTTACAAGCTTTGAATATTGTGTATCCTTCTGTTAATTTGAACGAATTGATTGAAAAAGATGATTATACGAAACTATCTATGGACAAATTAATTGGTGTAGAAGGGTTGAAATCAATAATGACTAATAAATATGACAAGGAAACAATGAGCAATTATGATTACGAGTATAAAATCAAGGAGCCTATTTTTCAATATCAACACATTGGCAAATACAGTCATAAAATCAAAAAGATATTAGATATTATTCAACAAGGGGCTTCTGGTATTATTATGATTTATTCCAATTATTTAAGTGGTGGCATTATACCGATGGCCTTAGCGTTGGAAGAAATGGGGTTCTCGAAATATAGTAGTTCGACGCGTTCTAAAAGTTTGTTAAGCGGTCAATACAAACGTCCCAAGATAGATAGTTTAACAATGCAAACAAAGGATATGTTTATCGAGTCTCGTTCATTCTTACCTGCTCAGTATGTTATGATTACAGGAGATAAGAGTTTTTCTGCTAATAACATTGAAGATTTGAAATATATCACCAGCGCAGATAACAAAGATGGTAGTCGTGTAAAAGTAGTATTAATCACCAAGGCAGCTGCAGAAGGACTTGATTTCAAGAACATTCGCCAAGTCCATATGATGGAACCATGGTATAATATGAATCGCATGGAACAAATTATAGGAAGAGGTGTCCGAAATAACAGTCATTGCGCCCTACCCCTTGAGGAACGAAATGTAGAGATTTATCATCATGCTACAACACCCATAGAAGGAAAAGAAACTGTAGATTTATATGTATATCGTTTCGCAGAACAAAAGGCAACAAAAATAGGAGAAGTTACCAGAATGATGAAAGAGTTGTCTGTTGATTGCTTATTGAACTCTTCTCAAGTAAATTACACGGAAGAAAATATGAATACAACCTTGGACATTGTAACATCAACAAATAGATACCCATTTGTATTCAACGTAGGGGACAAGAAAAATAGTTCTGCTTGCGATTATATGGAAAATTGCCAGTATAAATGTATGTTGCAAGATAATTATAGTGAAAAAAATTATCAATATACAAATAGTTTATATTATGCCAAAAACAATACTTTATCTATAGCGAAACGCATAAGAGAGTTATTCCGAGAAGAGATTTATTTCAAAGAAGAGACCTTATATAATTTAATTAATACGAAACACTCTTACCCAGAAGAGCAAATTGACTTTGTATTACAGCGATTTTCAGGAAATCGTGCAGAACCTATTTACGACCAATATAATCGTAAAGGGTATTTGATACATCGTAATAATTACTATTTATATCAGCCTTATGAAGTCACTGATGAATATATTTCTTTATATGAACGAAAAGTTCCTTTGCTATATAAGCAAAAAGAAACTAAACTAAAAGTTCCATTTCGTGTTACCGGTGATTCAAGACAGGAAACATTGGAAGCGACCGATGATGTAAATACACAAGTTATATCGTCTCAACTTTCTGAATTAGAGAAAATAGTCGATGCTCTAATAAATGATACCTATGAAGGTGATAAAGATAATTGGTATACGCGTTCTATGTTAGTAAAACACTTTTTATATGACCAACATAATGTATCAGAAGACCAGTTTAAACAATATATAGTGGACCATTGGTTTGATACGATGGATTGGGTTACAAAGCGCCCTATATTTGAAGATATTTTGAAAAAGGGGGATAGTAATGGCATTCGTAAGCAAGTGAAAAACTGTATTACACAACATCTACTTCCTTCTCACGAAAACCTTTATGTGTTTTATGATAATAAAATCAAGAAATTGTCAATCTATAAGTTTACGACCACTTGGGAATTAATAGACGAAGCTTTACATTTTCGTTATAAAAAGGAATTGGATCTATTGTACAAACCAATGAGTAAATTTAATGACATTTTTGGATTCCACTCGTATATCAAAGACAGTAATTTATTAGAATTTAAATTTAGACAAAAGACTGTACAAGGAAACTATGCGGGAAAACGATGTGGAAATGTTACCATTGAAGATCTTTATAAATATTTGAATAGCATTACTAAAAAATCAATTCATAATACAGCGTCTATTAAAAAATGGTTTTCAACTTTACACACCAATAAATTTAACCTTAGTAAAAAAAGTAAGAGCGTATTCATATCCAAAGATTTGTGTATTTTATTAGAATTATTATTGCGTCATTTTCAGCAGCTTGATAAAGACCAAATATGGTATCTCTCACAAGAATTATTTTATATCCACGCAGATGTCTTTAGTGCACCGAGAAAAAAATAAAATTGATTTAATGAAATAAACATATGCTAGTTATATATCTAATGGAGAAGTCAAAGAAAATTTACGGAATATATACCAACTCTTTGTTGTCCCGCAAAGTTAGTTTATCTAATGTAGAATTGGGAAAAAATATAAAACAAAATTTGGAAACTCGTCTTCGTCATCAATTAGAGGGACATTGTAATGTGGAAGGGTATATAAAACAGGGATCCATTCGCATTGTTTCTTATTCCAATGGCATTGTTAATGATGAACTGGTAGATTTTCAGGTAGTATTTGAATGTAGTGTGTGTTATCCCGTTGAAAATATGATTATGAATTGTGATGTAAAAACAATCACCAAGGCAGGCATTCATTGCGAAGTAGTTGACGACCGTGAAGACGTTCCGATTAACGTATTTATTGCGCGTGACCATCATTATAATAATACTTATTTCCAAGAAATCAAAGAATCTCAAAAAGTGCAAGTGCGTGTTATTGGTGTTCGTTTTGAATTGAATGACCCTTATATATGTGTAATTGCAGAATTAATTAAAGAACGTGTAGTGTATAAGGATAACCAGAAAGGAGGAGACGATAGTGAAGCAATGAACAATGATGTAAGACTTCCTAATTTCGAAGAACAGTAAAAACAAGTATACAAATAATAATATAAATGTTTTTTTATATCTATAGAATATGACTACTAATTCCTATTCTATTCCAGCACTGAATGAATTAAAAGAAAAAATAGAAAAGATTGACACACATCATCATATTCATTTATTAAAAATTATAAACAATTACAAATGTAAAATAAGCGAAAATAAAAATGGTGTGTTTATTAACATGTCAATTTTACCTGATGTGGTATTAAAAGAATTTACAGAATATTTGTCTTACATAGAAGAGCAAACAACAACGTTTAAGACAGCAGAATACCAGAAGGAAGAGTTCAAGAAATCATTCTTCTGCGAAAAACAAGATAAAGACATTGCTCCTATATCATATAACACCATAATATGACGGTAATTGCTGATAAAATATTTTATTGTTTCCAAAAAAACAATAATGTATGTGATGTAATAAATGATTTAGCTCCTTATATGTGGACGTCCGCAATTACATTGGATAATAGTATAAAAACTACTATTCCTGTGCCTGATAAGAGTCCACAAAATATTATTGATACAACCATTAAGAATGACAATTCGAAAGGGTTCATTATTCCCACACAACGCGATACCTTATTCTGGTCTATTTTTATTGCAGTAAATGGATATGCTGAATATCAAATGGTAGATAGAAATGATGGCGTCCGTAAATTGAATGTTCATCAGGACATTGTATCTGCCCTTAAAAAAGAACCATCGCGATGGAAGTTGTGTAATAAAAAAACAACAAAGGTCGGTATCGAAGAAATTTATTCTGATTTGTTGACCAATCAAAAAAGTAGTTCGTTGTCCAATATTGCTGCATATTGCTGTTACTACAAACAAACTATATTAATTGTGAATGAAGAAAAACAAAGTTATCTTGAAATTGTCTATGAAGATTCGGAAGAAACAATTGTATTGTACGTGGATGCTGATAAAACATTCAAATTAAAAGATGGTGATGAAAACATAAACGATATTAAAGAGCGTTATTTAAGTTTAGAAAAGTATGATAAACCATTAAAAGCAATCTCCAACTATAAACTGAGTGACCTACAAGAAATCGCAACCAAACTATCGTTGTCAACGACAATGAAAAAAACCGAGTTGTATTCTTATATCACAAATAGTATACAATGGTAAAATTGAATGGAGTTAAAAATAATATATGAAATTACTATATAAGGTCATATATTATGAATGAAACGGAACCAAATACGAGCAGTAAATCAAAAAAAAATGAGTTCAACTCTCTTGTATCCCTTTATTTAGAAAGCAAACCGCATCTGAATCAGTCAAGAGAAGGAACTAGTGAATTTGAGATTCGTTTTGGAACAAATAAACGATTGAACCGACCAATTACCAAAAATAATTATGATAATGTCATTAAACAATTGTATCAATGTGGATTTCGAACAGGGAATACCAAAGGATTACAAATGTTGCGTGTTCAGAACGAATATATTAACAAGAATACTGGGCGAACCATGATGTCTAATATTCGTACTGAAATCGTAGGAATGGATTTGATTCAAAAGTATTGCGAAACAAATGACATTGATAAGTTACTTCATTTACCATCTAGCACGTTTGATAAAATTAAGTTCACGCAGAAAACACCTGCGCGCCATAATGACGAGTTTGTGAAAAAAGTGGATATGGATGAATTTAATTTTCGTGGTTCTTTTCAAGTAGAGAAGGATTTTCATTCAAATAGCCATGTTGCTCGCTCTATCATTGGGTCTTGGAAAGACGATAAAAAGATATTTCGTCTAATTAATCGTGTGCGTTTTGAACATCCTACTTATCCTATCTTTGCAGATGTCAGTATTGTGAAGAGTTCCAGGAGCAATAAAGGTATCCCAATAAAGCAATATACTATTCAAGATGCCGGTGTTCTTGATAATGTAGAACACTACGAGATTGAGTTGGAAATAGACAATAGTCGCGTAGGAACAGGAACACCTTATGACAATGTAGATGCTTTGTTGCGTGATCTTAGAAAATGTATCCGTTTTGTGTTGTCAGGACTACAGCAAACTAAATATCCCATCTCTTATGATGAGTGTCAAACGATATTGAATGAGTATGTAACCATTCTGTATGGGTCTGTTCCTGAACGTCGCATTACTCCCAAGGACTTTACTGGTCCAAGTTCGTATACACTTCAAATGGAAAACGTTGTTCCCATTAATGAAAATTCAACTGCACCTAATATTCGTAGCGATTATACAGTGACAGACAAAGCAGATGGTGATCGAATGTTATGTTTTGTCAATTCCAAAGGAAAGATCTACTTTATTGACACCACAATGAACATCATCTTTACAGGAACGCAAACCTTGAATGAAAAATTATATAATACAATTATTGACGGAGAATATATCAAAAAAGACAAAAATAAGAAAGACATCAATGTATATGCAGCATTTGATATTTATTATATAAACAAAAAGTCTATCCGTGAATTTCCCTTTATGAAAAAAAACAAATTATCCGAAGAACATGCTCGGTATCCCTTATTAAACGAAGTGGTTGACAAATTAGATGCAATTTCCATATTGGATAAGTCCCACGAACAAGAAGTGAAACCTAAATATAAGACGATGACACCAAATATCAGGTTCCAAGTCAAGGAATTCTATCAAACAACAGAATACGAAAGCATATTCGAATGTTGTTTCCAGGTATTAACCCGACAATATGACAATAACTATGAATATGAAACAGATGGGTTGATCTTTACACCTAGCTATTTGCCTGTCAATGGAGATGGTAAAACAGTGCCAACCAAGGTGAACAAGCAAACATGGAAATATTCCCTCAAATGGAAACCTCCTGAGTTCAATACAATTGATTTCTTAGTATCTACCTTAAAAGACGAACACGGTCAGGATAAGGTATCCAACATATTTGAAGATGGCGCCAATCTACAACAAACGGGACAACTAACACAGTTTAAAACGCTGGTCTTGCGTTGTGGATATGACAAGGAATTACACGGGTATATTAATCCTTGTGCGCAAATTCTTCAGGACCAAACAACACTAAAAGATGATATTGACAACAACAAGTCTTATAAGCCGGTTCCTTTTCAACCAACCAATCCTCCTGATCCAAATGCTCATTTGTGTAATATTAAATTGACCACACAAAATGGGACCCCTGTATTAACAACAGAAGAAGGTGAATATTTTGAAGAAAATACGATTGTAGAATTTAAATACGTTCATACAAATGAACCTCAATGGAAATGGGTTCCTATCCGCGTTCGACACGACAAAACAACAGAGTTGAAAAATGGACAGTCGAATTATGGCAATGCGTATCATGTCGCCAATAGCAATTGGTATACGATTCATAACCCTATCACGGAGAACATGTTAATGACTGGAACTAATATACCTGAATATATTGAAGATTCCGATGTTTATTATCGCGATACAAAAACGGAAACTTCCACTCGTGCATTGCGTGATTTCCACAACAAGTATGTCAAGAAATATTTGATTAAAGGAGTATCGAATGCCAATGATACTTTGATAGATTATGCAGTAGGTAAGGGAGGAGATTTGTCCAAATGGATTGATAGCAAACTAGAGTTTGTGTATGGCATTGATGTTTCTCGTGATAACATTCACAACTCATTTGATGGTGTATGTGCACGGTATTTGGGAATGAAAGAGAAAAATGTCCGTCTGCCAACAGGTGTATTCGTCCACGGAAATAGTGCAGAATCCATTCGTAATGGAACTGCTTTCCATAGTGAGCGTGATAAGCAGATCACAAATGCGGTCTTTGGAAAGGGTTCAAAAGATAAGGAAAAACTTTCTCCTGTTGTATATAAGAGTTATGGTATTGGAGAGAATGGATTTAATATCAGTTCTTGTCAGTTTGCTATACACTATTTCTTTGAAAGCAAAGCACAGTTCCACGGGTTCATGCGTAATATTAGTGAGTGCACAAAATTAGATGGTTACTTTATAGCAACCACGTATGATGGAAACAAAGTATTTGACATGTTAAAGAACACAACCAAGGATGATAGCATTTCCTTTATGAAGAAAGGGAAAAAGATTTACGAGATTAAGAAACTGTATGATAAGACTGGTTTCCCTAATGATGAGGAAAGCATTGGCTATGGAATTGAAATTTACCAGGAAAGTATCAATAAACCATTTCCTGAATATTTGGTCAATTATGAATTCTTTGTTCGGGCTATGGAAAACTATGGATTTGTATTGATAGACGACGAAGAAGCGTCGCATATGAACATGCCTGGTGCAAGCAATTCCTTCTCACATTTATATGACCAAATGAAACAAGAACTACAACAGTTCCCTGAGAGAAAGCGTAATTATAAAGAAGCATTGTATATGAGCGAAGAAGAAAAACAAATATCATTCTTAAACAGATATTATATATTCAAAAAAGTCAGAAATGTTGATATGGAAAATGTTGAAAAGGTTTCTTCTGTTGCTTCTATTGCTCCTCCTGTCAAAGAGAAACCCGAACCTGTATTAAAAAAGGTATCCAAAAAGAAACGCAATATTGCCATCACCAAGTAAATGGAACCTATAAGAAATAATATAAACCTTTGCCTGTAAATAATATATCGTTATTATGACCTATTATTTATTACCTAAAACCAATATTTTTTCTTACAAGTATATTGACTTTGTTGAAGATACGTCGTTGTCTTTTCCGGTCATTTCTTTTTCCCACAATATTTATATTCAAGAACTAAAAGAGCGAATTGGTTTTATCGAAAAAGATTGGGATATTTTCAAGAAATATACAAATCCGTATGAATATATACATACCAACATCCCATTTGAAAAAAAATGTGTGTCTTCTTATGTTCCTTTATCTCGGTCTTATTTCAAAATGATAGAAATGTTACATACGTTTCAACTTCATTTGTCTAGTAAGCCAATCCAATCATTTCATCTTGCAGAAGGACCTGGGGGGTTTATTGAAGCACTGTCCAATATTCGAAATTCGAAAGAAGACATTTATTATGGGATGACTATATTGAACGATAGCAATGATCCTAATGTTCCTGGATGGAAAAAAATTAAACATTTCCTACAAAAACACAAGAATGTAAATCTAGAATATGGAGTAGATAATACCGGGGATATTCTTAGCATTGATAATTTTGTTTACATCAAAGAAAAGTATGGGTCTAGTATGGATGTTGTTACTGGGGATGGAGGATTTGATTTTTCGTCGGATTTCAACCAACAAGAAACGAGTATTAGCAATCTATTGTTCGCGCAGGTTGTTTATGCGTTATGCTTACAAAAAGAAGGAGGCACGTTTATTTTAAAAATATTTGATAGTTTTATGCAACATACCATTGATTTATTGTATATTCTGTCTTCTTTTTATGAAAAAACGTATATTATGAAACCTCATACAAGCAGATATGCTAATTCAGAAAAATATATTATATGTAAAGGATTTTATTACTCTTGTTGCGATAAATTTTTCCCCTATTTACATCGAGCTTTTGAAAAAATGGTGAATCCCAGCAATACAGAGAAACCACTCTATCCTTACCGTTTCTTAACCCTTCCTATTTGTAATTATTTTACAACCAAATTGGAAGAGTATAATGCAGTATTCGGGCAGCAACAAATAGAAAACATTCATTACACTTTGTTATTAATTGAAAACAAGCACAAACAAGACAAAATAGATATATTGATAAAAAATAACATTGAAAAATGTAAGCGTTGGTGTAATAAATACAATGTTCCCATTCATAGTCAATTACAAGACCAGTAATTATTTGAATATACAATACAGAATAATAATGTATTGTATATTATCCACCTCTTAAGGTTGTCTTTTTACATTCTTTATAGTTTCCAGTGCTGTCTACTACAGGGACCTTTGGTAATGGATATCCTTGTTTGTCTTTAATTGTGTATCCATTTGCTGGATTACCATAAGATAATGCATTAGCAACATGTAATCCATAAGGGGTTAAATAACTATTTGCGGAATTAGTAATAGCATTGTATTTCTTTCTTGTGATTAACGAACTGGAAGAAACTGCACCTTGTTGGGCAAATTGGGGATTATTGGGTTTGTAAATAAGAGTTCTGTAACGGCCACTGAAAGCGGTCTTGTTATTCGATGTAAAAGTTAAGGTCTCTGTATTTTGGTCATCTACATATGGTGTTGAAGGATAAGATAAACTTACATCAGAGAAGGAAAACCCTAACGCGTCCGTAATTAATCTTCCTTTATGTAAAATTATTTTTGGACCATCTAATGCACCAGGAGTATCCCAATCAACTGCTTCTAATGCTCCTGTTAATGGATTGTATTTTTTTCCTTGTGTCCAAGACTCACTAGTTATATATGTGTTCTTAATGGCAGTCGTTTCTATTTGACTAGTATTGTCTAAGTTATTCAATTTGAAGTCTAATAAAAATTCCTTGGTATTGTTATCTGCACGCACATAATAATGACCATTTGTAGTCATTGTGTTGTGTAATACACTATTGATATCTAGAATATCATAATACCCTGATGGAATAGTAACGTCAAATATGATTTGCTCTCCTACTACTTGTTCATCGCCAAACCATTCGTATTGAAAACTAGTGTCTGTCGCGAAAAAGTGTTTTTGACAAAGTGTGCGACCATTACCGTTAGGAGTATAAATATTTTGAACGGATAGGGATGTTCCAGGAGTAGCAGTGGAATCTCCATAACGTATGTAGTTATATTGGTTCTGTTGAAAGGTGGCGTTTCTACTGGTTAAGAATTGTTTGGTATCCGTATAATAAGATTCTGTATTATTGGCCACATTATACTTCTTTCTTATCATTCCACTACTTCTGACACGAGCACGTGCATTCGTTTCAGGGGTTCCTACTACACATTCTGCTGCAGCATGAGAACCTGGAATATCAGAAGTATTGCTTGTAAGAGTGATATCTAGTGTGTTGTCTAAACCTTTACAAGTAGTCGATTGACTATTTACAATCGAACTACCAGGCATATCATTCACAGTAATCGATGAAGAAGTGCGCATATTGCAAGAAATATCTTGGGTAATTAACTCACGACGATAGATCTTCAAGGGAGGTGGTAAGAAATAACTTTTAGAACCACTTGTGCTTGGCGTGTTTTTTCTTATGCTACTTGTAATTTGCGATAAAGCTTGCCCTTTCCAAGAAATAATAGGTTGATGTTGAGAATTAAATATTTCTGTCATTTTTCTGTATATACCATTACGACATTTTTTTATGATGTTTCCAATAATAAAGGACTAAATACTGATGGATAAACTTTATTGTAAAATGTAATAAATGATTGCCTGTATATTATTATAACGTATCCTATGAATATATTGTTGTCTCAAAACCAGTTTAGTTTATTGAACACATTCTTTTCAGATAAAAAAGAAAACATTATTGTAGAAGGAACATTTACAAAGCTACTTTATTCTACGCAATTCTTTGTTATGAATGGGTTATATTTTCAATTTCCTATACCGTATTTCAATATTGCCACTTCAGGACAAAATACGTATATAAACTTTGATATCAATAAACAAATGAACCATACATGTATTCAGCAATTTGTAAAAATGGAGAATAGCATTCTTGAATATTATCGTCAAATGAATAAAACTAATAAACGCTTATCACATATACTTACTCGGCAATTGTGTTCTGGAAATATGAAATTATATAGAGATTTACAAAGGAAGCTCAAAGTCCCATGTAAATTGGTAATAAAGATTTCAGGTATCTGGGAATCAGACAATGAAATTGGATTGGCCATCAAATTATTATGTTATTAAACACTTATTTCAGCAGATTCATTTTCATCCCGCCTTTTCTTCTTTTTGAAAAAGGGGTATTGCCATTGCGACTATCATAGTCCATTAATTCTGCTTTGTTGTATTTATTGTCTACATCAAACTTGGTTACATTAACAAATCCGTTTTCTTCGTTAATCGTATATTCTAAATCACTAATAGAATAAAAACTAGAATTGGTATTTCCTACATATGCATCATGTTCTTTACGACTTATTATTCTATGAAATCCATCTTTCATTTGCAATATATTTTTATTGTGTATATCATAAAACTCATTATAATCTAATTTTAATCCAACGCGTTCTACCCTTTTTTTTAATAAATTATCTTCATATCCCCACGCCCAAAAGTTAGGAAAGCCACCTGTTTTTTCAAAGTCTCCTGCTTTTATGGATACGATTCCACCTAATGCGAATTTGTATCCATAAAAATGTTTCACCACTCCTTCTTGTGTATAATAGTTGATAAAGTTTTTTACATAGGGCATTGTATCTACATCATTAAAGACAAGGGTAATGTCTTTGTAATGGGCAGGATATTTGTTTTTTACCATTAAAAATCCAATATTCTTCATGGCACCACGATTGAACGAACGTTCATCTATTTGGTGAATATAATGTATTTTGTATTTGGTTTGGTCATAGTCTTCCAAAATAGTCTTCATATGGTTTTTGAAAAATTCTTGATGTTGTTCCCTATCACGGTATGGAACTATAAAAATTAGTTCAGGAACATCTATTCTCTCTTCCTCTTGTTGTCTTAATGCTTCCTGTTTTTTAGCTTCCTCTTGTTGCCTTAATGCTTCCTGTTTTTTAGCTTCCTCTTGTTGCCTTAACGCTTCTTGTTTTTTAGCTTCCTCTTGTTGCCTTAATGCTTCCTGTTTTTTAGCTTCCTCTTGTTGCCTTAACGCTTCTTGTTTTTTAGCTTCCTCTTGTTGCCTTAACGCTTCTTGTTGCCTTAACGCTTCTTGTTGCCTTAACGCTTCTTGTTGCCTTAACGCTTCTTGTTGCCTCAATGCTTCTTGTTGCCTTAATGCTTCTTGTTGTTCTGCTTTTTTACGCAATTCTTCTTGTTGTTCTGCTTTTTTACGCAATTCTTCTTGTTGTTCTGGGTTTACCTGTGCTTTCTTTTTTTTATTTAATTCTGCCATTTTTCTTTCCATAAAATCTTCCATAATGTCTATATATTGAAATGACATAAAAAAACATATTATCTACAATATTTACTACTAAACATTAGTTTATTATTGATATTTTTGTAAGACTTTTGGTGGGATTAATGGTTTGTCATAACTATCTAATTTTTTAAAGCACTTATTAATAGTGACTTCGCTTACATCACATATATTTTTTACATCACTTTTGCTTATATTCTGTTTACATTTGATTCCTACATAATATACTATACCAGATGCAATTGCTTGTGGTATGTTGTCTGTAATAATATGTAAGGATTCCACTTTTGCGGTGACAAATTTGGCCACTTTGGTTAGTTCTTCATTGAAATTCAATTTGCTACAATATCTATCAATGAACGAATTCGGTTGAATGGTTGCTAATTGAGTTTGTTGAGAGGGGTCTACATTACGTTCAATGTTATGTAATATATTAACAGCCATGGAACAACCATTGGTAGCATCTGACCTGTCCAATTTAAATATTTCAGCAATTTCATATGGTGTTCTTGGACAACCGTTCAAACGACAAGACAGATAAATAGACGCCGCTTTGATACCATCTCTATTTACCCCACGAAACATCTTTTGCTCTGATATGTCTTTATGAATAGACATTGCTCGGTCAATAAATATTTTAGGAATGTTTGCATTCATGGCCATCAACGAAATAAACTGAAATTCGTCATACAAGGATTTCTCTTTGTGTGGCATAGATTGCCATTCCGTCCATTTACGTATGCGCTTCATTTGGTAGGACGATCTATTTGTGCACAATACTTTACATCCAAACGACGATTCCATCAATAGTGGATTAATTGGATTTCCACAACGTGATGGGTCTTTAGTCTGTTTGTCATCTGCACCATAAAATCTCCATTCGGGGGAATAATCTAAAGTTCCTTGCTGTATGATTCCACAAGACGCATTCGAACAAATAAGTAATTTTTCATCTGTAGTGATTAATTGAGCATCACATTCTCTACAAGTATTGTTCATGCCTTTTGTATATTCTTGATACAGAACTGGTTCGTCTTTTTTCGGGTCATCTAGTTCCGTCTTATCCGAATCAAAGATATTCCATAGTTTATTCTTTTGATTTCGGGATAATTCCTGCTTTTTCTTTTTGGTCTTTTGATTTTTTCTTTCCCCCTTATATTTCTCAGATGATTGTGGAATCATACAAGATATATTAGCGGAAGACATCTAATCTTTAGTTTGAACGCGTGTATTCTTATTAATACAGTATTAATTTCAATTTTTTATATGAGAATAATATAAATTATGAGTAATAAAGAAGATAACGATACTAGAATAGAAAATGCTGCCAATTTAGCGACGTCTGTCGCATCTACACTTACAGGTAATACTACAACAGAACAAACTGATGAAGAAAATGATAAACAAGAACCAATGGCAGTGAAAACTGTGTGTAGTGTACCTGAAAAACTAGTAGTGTCTGTTCTGTATAATACATTTATGCGATATATTCCTGTCTATCTTTACTATGTTATTATTGGTATGGTAGATATGCCTGAAAAAGATAAAAAACTTCTTCAAGAGAAATTAATGGAAGCTAGCAATGTAAAGATTGCAGATCCAGAACGGGCATTTTTACTTGACAATATGAATAAACAACAAGTATTAGTGAAAGGAATTAATGATATTATAAACACTCATTTTGAAACATATAGCGAGAAATATATTGATACAATACAGAAAACGATAAAAGATATATTTCCAAAGACATTAAAAAATACAATAAAAGAGATGAATACAGAAGGTAATCATAGTAAACAGTTTGGTGGTGATGAAGATGAACTTAGTGATGTTCCTAGAACAAATGAAGGAACAAATGAATTAAGTGTGGTCTCACCAATAGTCGACCGTGAAACAACTGTATTAATGACTCGTATCCTTGAGGATGATAAGTTAAAAGAACAAATGCAAGCATTAGTAGAGAAATTAGCAAGTTCTTTAGATACTACTCTTTTGCAAAACGCCACAACAGATGCTGTAACTAAGATGGTTGAAGAACTTGGAAGATCAAGAGATACACATGTTATTATTGGAAACACATTAGCAACAGCATTTGCAACTCCTGTTGCAAGACACGTAGAACAAATGTTAGAAAACAATAAAGAGTCCATTGCAGATTCTTTGAAATTGTATACTTATTTGGAAAAAATTAAAGACAAGATT